AACAGCAGAGGCTTTGTCACCAGAGTGACCCCATGCTTCCAGAGATAACTTCAAACGTGTCTTGCGACCCTTCTCGTCCTTCAATGGGCCTTTTGATGATCCCATCCGAACTAGGAAGCTTCCCTTCCGTCTCTTCTGTTCTGGAGTTGTTGCGGCTTTCTTGACTGGGGCTTTTAAGTTGCCGCCTGTCTCGCGGTTGTACGATGCTCGTCCTGCGGCGTTCAGCCCACCCTTGGGGTTTTTTCCTGCCTTGCGTTGCCATGCTGGGCTAGACATTACATCCTACCTCTAGGATCATACGCTTTCGAGGGAGTGTTCCCAAAAGCATCAAACCCACCTCTACCAGCATATCCAACAGAAGTCCTAGGGCTAGGTGTTGGAGGGCCTTTGTCGCCGCCACCATTAAGCAAAGTGGTGGTGGCTTTCTTCTTGACCTCTTCCGTCTTTGGCTTTGCTGGCGCAGATGATTTTTTACTACTGCCGCCAAACATCTTACCGCTAATACACATACCAAACCTCATGAGTAAAAAATATTTGTAACATTTTTTTGCGAACCTTAGAAGCTAAAAATGTTTGTGGTAGTCCCTGTCACATATACACACCGCAGTTTTTCCCCCCTACCCCCTCTACGACAGGTCTATACTCACCTTGATTTCGCCAGCGTGTAGGTGCAACTGCTTGTCGGGCGGCTTAAAGCCAGCCCGATCGAGTATGTCCTTGCTGGCTTCCAGCTGGACATACTCTGACTTAGCCCCTCGGGCTAAGCTAAGCAGTTTGCTTGCAGCAACGGTAGCGTTAAGTCCTAACGCCTCATTCACACTCTGCATCATATACTGCTGAACATGAGGCTGACGTAAAGCCTTGCAAGCACTTACTCTTCCTGATTCGCCAGCCGCATAACCAGCCGACTCAGCCGCTTCTCTGATACTACATCCAGTTGATACAAGCGTATCCACTAGCTTTGTTTGTTTATCTGTAAGGACTAATTCTCTAGACACTTTTGAACCCCCCTTGTGATTCCCCCCTTTCTTGGCACGATTGAAAACCTTTGTCAACTCACTTTGCGGCAACTTGCACCACCTCTTAGCTTATGGTAAAGGCGCAAGCCTTACACTTGCGACTTCAAGGCCACCTTGTGGCTTGAAGCGAAACGACTTAGTGGTCGTTTCCAACTTCGCAAGTGCCAGCTTGCGTCCTTACAGATCGGCCTGATCCCTGCATTCTAAAGCTTCCAATCACTTACCTTGAACGGCAGAAGGCCGATCGTTTGAAGATTGGCATCGCCAATGTTCAGCACCATAAGCGTCATGCAATGGCAACTAATCCTTTAGCTTCGACATTGCACAAGCTGAGTCCATCTCATTCAGTCTGGTGCATCAAGCACCTCACAATCTGATCTGTCGAAGCTATCTCATGCTATCACCTTTCTAAAAGACCAACTAAAAGGGCGGCAATCTAGATTTTGTCGAGATCAGTTACTCAAGACTGCGTAAAGTCCTTAAACATTTCAGAACCCTTTTCTTGGCGGTTAATACAGGACATTCCTCGCCATCCTTTGGCTTGACACAACCGTCAACCGCCTTGCGAGTTGACCTAGATTTCGCTTAGTGGGGCAGGCCCTTTGGACCTCGCCAAGTCCAGTCGCATATCCACGGCTCCGCCGAGGCGACTGGGGCGAGAAGCCAAAGCCCACCGAAGCCCGCCCCACTAACCAAATCTTTGTGTCCTGCCGAGGCTGTCGGGAATGGTCCCGTCTTAACCTAGAAAAGGAACCTAAAATGTCTAAGAACTTAACTACGTCTAGAGTAACTGAACTCGCCAAAATCAAGATCACCGCAGTTAACTTTCATAAAGGTGATAACATGAGCTATCTTCGTAATCAGATTGCTCGTGATGCTTGCTACACCAGCCAGAACTCACTGAACTGGAAGCTTGAGCAGATGTCTAATCTAAAGGCTGAGATTGCTGAATTGCATGAAGCTTCTGGCACTGAGATTGTCGACACCAAGCTTGCAAAGCGAGTCGACATCTACCACTCAATGCAAGATGAGTTGGAAGAATTAGAGATTCGGCATCAGTCAGATCTGGAAGTCCACAAGCAGATCACTGGAGAAGATTGGAAAGCGACCCCTAAGTCCTTCCGATCCAAGCAAGCACAAGGCGTCCTCGAAGCCGCCAGTGCAATCCTAGCGTCTTAACCACAAGCGAAGAGGCGGCGCAAGCCGCCTCAAAGCTTTTGCCAATGGAGGTAACAATGCAGAATTCAAGTGAAAAATACATAAAAGCAATTAAGATTGCTCAACTATACATAGGAAAAGATACAGCGTTCAGAGAGATGCTTGAAGATATGGTTGATGATCCAACAGCAGGATCAAAGAGAAATCTTCCGCAAAGAATGCGGAAGATGCTCGATGAGATGGATAAACTAATTCAAAATACTGTTCCTTACAGATGGTAGAAATAAGTTTCTTATTGCACAATATGTACGCATATGTATAATAAGTACACGCAACTTGGGAGATTGTTATGTTGCTTAAACCATTTATATACACACTCGGAATATTGTATGTGCTGGCGTGGACAAACGCCCTCACATTAATATTTGAAAATCAAAAATTAAATTTTTGGTATTGGATTGCTCACTTTGGAGGCGCGATATGACTCTTGAAAATAATATGCGCAAAGCAATCAGAAGTTTATTAGATAATAATCAAAGACTGTTGGACAAACCACAGCAAACTGAGAAAGATATAGGTCTAATCAATGGAAGATTAGAATCTATTGAATTAATGTTGAATCTTTTGCAAACAGGAGAAAGCAATGGACGGAACACTACCAATAATTAAAGACTGGAACTTTCCAGTAGAAACCTATGATCTATGGGCTTCACCCACAGTCACAGGTGCTAATGAAATTGAAGTGCCGCAGAGTATGGCGCGTGCATTGGTAAGGACAGATACCAATCAAGTGCTTGGTGTGCATACAGATAAGTACAAAGTATTGCAACACGATGATGTGGTTAATTCAGTGATGGACTCAATCACTAGTGCAAATTTATCTTCTGATTATACAGTAGATGTGCAAGTGCTGGACGATGGGCGTAAACTCAAAGGCCAGATATTGTTTAATGACATCACAATCCAGCCACAAAAGGATGACTATATTAAATTTAGAATTCCTTTTTATAATTCTTATGACGGATCTTGGTCATTCTCTGTGACCTGTGACGGCATAAGATTGTGGTGTCTCAATGGATGCACAACACCTGACACCATAACTAAATCTGTATCAAAGCATACAGCATCAGCTAGTATCTCATCTTCAACTGCAAAAATTAAAAAAGGATTTGAATTGTTCTTGCAGTCTGAAGATATGTATCGCTCTTACAAAGAGATTAATATTAGCGGCACACTAGCAGGAAATGTATTTCGCAAGCTAACCAAACTGCCAACTGTTGATATATACAACAGAAATAAATTCAATGAAAAGCAACTAACTAATTTGCGCAGTCAATGGAAGTATGAGAAAGATGAACTTGGCAGTAATGCTTGGGCTTTGTACAATACCCTAACTCACTGGGCTACACACACCAGTGATTACAAACAGCCAGCAACAACAACACGCAATCGTGAAAACCAACTGGCTAATTTATTCCGCAATCCCGAATGGTACTATGCCTAATGTCGTGGTGTACGCCGCCGCTTTGGGTGAGCGGCGTACGCCCACGCCATTAACAGGAGAAAACAAATGGCAATATCTTTTATCCGCAATATCGAAATGGTCAAAGGTCAGCTTGATGATCTTTACCATCGAGCAAAAAAAGAAGAGTCACACTTCACCAATAAGATTCTTTGTGCAAAACAATTTATCGATCAAGTGTATGACATTTATTATGAAGTGTTGCAACGAGACAACACACAAGATGAACCAACACCACCCAAGCTTAGGAGTATACAGTATGAAGATGACCCGACAACACTTTGAGTTTATCGCAGATAGAATTGCGCCTAAACTTTCATGGCCTTCTCATATTCAATACATTGCAGATGAACTTGCAAAAACAAATCCAAAATTTGATACGATGAAGTTTATTAATCGTGCTGAGAAAGCTTGGTTTGATAACAATCCCATCGAGGAGATTGATGATGACTACCCATATTAAATGTAATGAATGCAAAGACACAGGCTGGATTCATGTACCCGATGGACTTGGGTGCATATCCAAAGACCTATGTGATTGCGGCATCTTTTTGCAAAAGGAGAAACAAGATGCAAATAAAAGATCTCTGGGAAAAAGTCGAGCGAAGAATTGAAAAGCTTGAACATAAATTTGCCAATGTTGAAGGCAAGAAATACAACCCAGACGCAGACTACCGACAGGCCAGAACACACTATGGTCTATACTATCATGCTCAGATCAAAGCATTAGCTGACCTAATGGTAGACGATATCTATGAAACCAAATCCATTCACAGGGAGTTATATTAATGGAACAACCAGATATCTTTGACACCCCAGCATACAAGCTGGTACGCAACGAAGACCCAAGCACTAGCCATGAGGCGGCAGAGAGTCTTAATGTAAATCGTATGGAGAAAATTGTTTACGAGTGCATTGATGCTTTCGGCAGTAATGGTTGCATTTCTGATGATGTATTGGGTATGCTTCATGATTATGGTTACAGCACAGTAACTGCACGATACAAACAACTCAAAGAAAAAGGACTTGTTATTGTTGATGATCGTAAACGCAGATCGTTTAAGTCTGGTCGCAATCAATTAATAATGTGGTCTAAGAATTATTACAGGGAGGAAACAAATGCCTAGTGAATACCCAAGAATCTCACCAGTAATATTTGTTTTGAAAGTAAGCGAAGAAAAAAAATATTACTTTGCAAGTAAATGGTTGGCTAAATTAAAATGGAGAATGATGGGCAATCCAGCTTACACTGCACCAATAAAAACATATCGGTTTGATAACAAACAAGACCTATTAAACTTTGTAACTGGTCAAAGCTTTGGAGATATGAATGAGTACCAATCCATTACCAGAAACAACCTATGAAAAAATAGTGCAAGTTTTAATTGATCGAAGACAAGAACTTGATTGGACTCAAGAACAACTTGCACACAAGATAGGTTGCGATAGATCTTTGATCTACAGATGGGAAAGAATGAAACGCAGACCATCTGGATTTATGTTTGAATGTTGGCTGGAGGCACTGAACCTTGAAATATCCATCAAAACTAAGCAATGCAGTAAGAGTGAAATGTGAGTCATGTGACACAGAAGTTCACTGGTTTGTCTGCATTGGCAAAGACCTTAAAAAAAATATGTACTACAACATCTGCCTTAACTGCTACGAGAGGGACATATGGCAAATAAGAATCGCAACAAAGGAATCTATCATGAAAAAGAAATCGTCAAATGGCTCACCTCGCTCAACTTCAAGGCGAAAAAGCAACCTCTCTCAGGAAGCTTGGGAGGAGAGTATCGAGGCGACATCCTCTGGACAATCGGAGAAAGAGAACTGGTGGCAGAAGTAAAGTACAGGGATAAATCCAACTTCCCTAATCCTTTTACTTTGTTCGATGAGAGAGATGTAGTAATATTTAAAAGAAGAAACGGCTCACCCAAAATGATTGTGATGTTTGAGGCAGATTTATTTGCATCAGATATTGCACCCATATTAACAGGAGAAGTTAATGAAAAGAAAAGTACCTGATGACTGGCAACCAACGCCAGAACTTATCGAAAGCATCAATACTAAATTAGGTTTGGAGGTAAACCATGAGTCTGAAACAGATCAATTTGTCAACTACCATATCAGCAAAGGCAACAAGTTTGCCGACATCGAAAGAGCTTATCGCAACTGGTGTCGGAAATCTATTGAGTACGCAAAAGCGAGAGAAAGCCGCCGTGCGTTTAATGGATATTTCAAATCCTCACAAAGTGGATCAGAGTCTTCTTTCTTCGCTGGAGTCTTTGACAGGTTATCCAGTTAATGAGATTACTTCCTGCAAGTACAATGACAATCGCGGCGTTGATATTCTTACCAAAGAATTTCAATTAAAGTTTGACTCACTTGAGATAGCAGAGAAAGCTGTCGAGATTGTGGCTTGTTCTTTTGTGCCTATGCCAAAAGCAGATCTTCAAAAAAAATTAGCTGTTTTAGCTACTCTTGTTGTGAAGCCAGCAGGAGAAACAGCAAAGGATCTTGCGTTAAGAATGGAATCACTAGCGTTACAGCTTGGTGATTATCCAGCAGACATAGTAAGCAAGGCTATTGATGAAGTAAAAAACACAGCAACATTCTGGCCTTCTTATTCTGAGTTTTACAAACACATAAGCTGGCGTATGAAGCGGAGAGAAAGGTTGTATGATTCCGTTATTATTCAAAGAAATCAACTTGCTAACACTGCTTAGATGCAGTAAACTAATCACCAACAATGGGAGATAAACATGAATAGAATAGGATTTCTTGGCGGTTCTGATATGTACCGCATCATGGTAGATGACTGGCAATCTTTGTGGGAAGAAAAAACTGAACGCACCCCATCACCAGATCTATCAGACAATATCGCTGTACAACTTGGATCACATACTGAATCATTCAACCTCGAATGGTTTGCCAAACAACATCAAACACAACTCACCTCAATGCAAGCCACATACAGCAAGAGCATTGACGACCTCCTACTGAAAGGTCAGGTCGATGCTCTTGCCTACGCTGAAACCGCAATCGTTGAAGCCAAGCACACCAATGGCATGACCAACATGGAACAAACTCTATACAGGTATATGCCACAGGTACAGTTCTATATGTTCTTATCTGAAATCAATCGTTGCTATCTCAGCGTTATCTTTGGCAACAGCAAATGGGAATCTGTTTGTGTTGAGTATGACCCAGAGTTTGTTAAGAATATGCTAGCAAAAGCAAAAGAATTTTGGGTTCATGTTAAAGAAGACATTCCACCAATGGAAGATCTAACACACCAGTCTTACAACATTGACAAGATCAGTGTTGACAAAATGATAAAGCGTGATGCGTCAGGTGATAACTACTTCAATGATCTTGCGCATCAATATATTGAGGGCATCACCTCATCACACAACTTCGAGAACATAAAGAAGCAACTGAAAGAATTGGTTGCTGATAACGAGCGTGAGGTTTACTCACCAATACTCACGATCAAACGCGACAAGCGTGGATCACTTCGTATCAATATCAATCAGGAGTAAGATATGTCAGACAATCTTAAACTATGGAATACAGTATCCAAATCAGATCCTAAGTTCCTCAAGAAAGTATCCTTTGGACAGCGTAGCTTTACAGCTATTGATCCACAGTATCAGGTGCGTTGCGCCACAGAACAGTTCGGACCTGTTGGTCAGGGCTGGGGCTGGATTAACGATACAAGATTCATCAATCTATCTAACGGCGATACTGCTGTTGTTGCTGATGTATCTATCTGGACTGGCAAACCAGAAAATATATTCGGCCCATTCTCAGGTTGTCGTAAGTTCTTTGACTCAGCCAAAGGACGCATGGCAGAAGACGCACCAAAGATGGCTATCACTGATGGCCTAACCAAAGCACTATCTCACCTTGGATTCAATGCCGATGTATTCCTTGGTGAAATGGATGGCAACAAATATGCCGCAGACTCTAACCCAAATCAGAAAGGTGGATGGTAATGAGCGAATACGATAACACAAACAGGGGGGCGGCTTTCCCCCCATTCGATGACCAGAAGTTAATCTTGTCAGGCAAAATTAACTATCATGGAACAGACCGCAATGTTGTTCTTGTTTCTGGCTCAACAAAAGATGGCAAAAAAAAGATAGAAATGTATCAGAAAGTTGGCATCTTGTTTGAGAATGATCGCAAAGATAAGCCAGCCCAGCCAGACTATACTGGCATGATTGACAATTCAGATCTAAGAATGTCAGCTTGGCGTGGCGATAACGAAGGTAAACCATACCTATCTTATCAAGTGTCGGTAAAGCAAGATGCACCACAAGCAGAAAGCAATGTGCCGCAAAGTCAACAACAGGTTTCTGGACAGCCAGTCGAAGATAGCGTACCTTTCTAGGTATCTCCTGACGATTGGTTCTTAACCTCCAACCTAGCCAGCTTCATATCTCCCAATGAAGCTGGCTTCTTTTTCACGGAGATGACAATGGGATTTCAAATTAAAAAAGATATACCAATGCCGCCACCATTAAGGAAAAATAAATACCCTTGGATGGACAACATAACTGTTGGCAACAGTATTCACTTTGATGATCATACTGAATTTGAAAATGCAAGAAGAACTTTAAGGCACAAAGGATTCCAAACGCAAACAAGAAAGTATAAACATGAATGGGTAATATGGATTACACAAGATCGGGATTAAATAATGTATACCCATCGTGGATATTGTAAGTAAAGATATCCCTGCGATTTCCATCAGGTCTGTAACTGCAATGTATCCAGCCAGTATTGCCGCCTCGATAACACTCAAGGATCAACTGATCAAAATCTAAATTCTTGTCAATCCATTTAACAACAGTCAAGTTATCAATTCCAGGGACTTCAAAGTCTACTGCTTGCCCCTTTGTATGCTGACTATTCTCATTACTACCAATTAATTTGCACAATGTTTTGGTACGATAGCCGCTAGAGGGCGTAAACGGCACGCCAAAGCGTTCTCTGATAGGCTCTAGTATCATGGTACACGTTGTTCTCAACGCCTGTATATGAGTCTCTGAGGGCTTATTAGAGATACCATGCCGTTCAGCAGTCTGACTGCGTGTTAATTCACGCAGTGTAAAGTGTGGTGATAGATTCATATGTTGCTCCTATTTCTTAGCTTTGAAACTATCTACAACACCGCCGCCAAAATAGAAACCTAAAATAATTAACATCGCATAATTAATACTGAACTGTTCCATTACCTTAGTAACAGAATCTGGATCACCAAACCCAGATATTGTCATGCCTAATACAATCAGATAACTACCAAGGAATGTGCCGCCAAACATAAGAGCAAGGTATCTCTGCGCAATCTTAAATGGTGCATAAGAGTTCATGAGGGCTATTTTTGCATCGCTTTTAGCCTTGATCTCTTCTTCTGTTGAAGTGTGCATATCATCAATAAGTTGTATTCCTTTTTTGATAACATCACCGCCGCCAAGAATATTATTAATTACGTTCAGCATTGTACTTCTCCAGTCTGTAATTCAAATAATCAGCACCTTCTTGTGCGTCAGCAAAACAATATGTCCAAGACGGTTCAGAAGAACTATTGGGATCTATTACTTGAATAATAGATTGACCAAACTTCTGTTGCTCAAATCCTTTAACCATAGCAAAGGTATCATAATACTTATAACCTCTTGCCCTAGCTAGCCAAGCTGTCTTTTCTAATTCAACTTGTTCTATCTGAGCAAGACCCCAATTGTGTTTGTGACCACTAATATATAAGTCAGCTTGACCACCCATCTTTGCCCTCTTACCTTGAGCATGAAGATTGTTCCATTGAGAATGTCCACTCATATCGTGCGCTGTGTGGATCTTACACTTCTTTCCATTAGGAAAGTTAATACTAATCCTAGCCTCCCAAGCCTCATTAATTGTGTGCGGCATTGTCATCCAATTAATAGGATCGCCAGCACCTGTCCACATATCATGATTGCCGCCAATAAGAATTAATGGATTCATCTCATCAATCAACCACTCGACCAACTTCCAAGCAGTTTTATGAGATGTATCTTGCTCACCATACAAACGAGAAAGGCGACCAATCCAGTTATTCTGAAGGTCGCCGAGGTTGCATCCGTATATGTTTGGGCTAGATTGAATGATTGATAGATCTCTTTTCAAAGCATCCCAATCACAATAGTTGTCATCAATATGTGGATCACCCATCCAAACAAGAGCAATAGGCTCATTTGTTTTCATATTAATATTCTGCCACTTTTTACTTTCTTTATTCTTTTTCCTTTGTTGAAATCTTTTTTGCAGATGATCAACAATCTCATCAACTGGAATGTCATCATCTATTTTTTCTGCAACAGAATAAGTATCAGTCAAACCAATACCAAGTTCATTTGCTAATTTTAATTTATTTCGTATGGTAGATCTTGTTGTATTAAACTCAAATGATGTTGCTCTTATTGATTTATTTGAATTATAAGTATCAACAATATCCTGAAGTTCTTGAAGTTTTTTATCATCCATAGATCAAGTCCTTAAAAAATAAGCTACTGTTCCTGCTATTCCTATCATTAAAATTATCGCAACTATAATTACAAATACTTCAATAATAAACTGTTTTTTTCTGTAAGCTTTTAGATCTGCTTCACGCCTTTCTTTTCTGCATTCAGCTTGAAAGGTTTGCCAGTCAGACCAAAGCTTTGGCCTACCCATATATATCATAATCTCTTTAAGTTCTTTTTCTTGTTGCTTGATAGCTTCAAGAGCCATGAACCTTTCAAGGTCAGAGCCACCAGCAGATGCTTTGTGCTTGCCCTTTAGTTTCTTTTCTATGTCTTCCTTTGCGCCAACAAATTTAGCAACAGCAGAGCCAGCCCTAGCAATGTCACCAGAGTTCTGAACAGCTTGCTTAATAACAGCAAAGGCGGCATTGGCAACACTCAATTCAGCAAGCATTAGAATATCTCCACTAAGCTAGGGTCGTATGCTTTAGGAATACAGTATGTCGTAACCCTGTCCCTTGGGTCAATAAAATCTATATGGCTATAGTTACCGTGTCGTTCAGCCAAACGAGATGCAAAATAAAGACAATCATCCACATTATAAAATCTGAGATTTGTATCAACAGGTCTTCTGTCATCACCTGTCCCCAAATACATCACTAAAGAAAATGCCACTACAAACTTTGACATTACACATTACTGCCTCGATTAAAACACTGATACGACCAATAGCCCACATCGTATTCTTGATATAAGTGGGACATATTTGCTTTAGCCTCTTCATAGCTGGGGCAGTAATCTAATTCGTAAGGCTTTATAACAAATGTCATCTGTTGCGTTAGGATAACAAAGATGACAAGAACCTGACTCATTTTTCCATAAGCCTGTGAAGCAAGTCTTCTAGCCGAGCAAACCTATCCTCGATACGCCCCATCATTACTGACATCTCATCCTTGTGAATGAAGGTTTCTCTAGTGGAATTAATGCGTTCCTCAAGCCGACCAATCCTAGCGGTAAGATGATTGATGTACCAAGCACCACCACCGATTATAACACCTATTAGAACATCAGCTAAGAAACCCATTTCCATTGTTAGATTCCTTCAGGCCAATTAGCTATTGGGGCGACACCATTTTCAGGCGCATCAAACAATGCCATAAACGCAGTATGGTCAGCCGCGCCATCTATCGCCGCTTCGATGGTGTTTGAGGCAGTACGCACGCTTGCTCTATAATTGAGTGTCGCTTGGTCAACAGAATATGAGTCAACCTCACTAGCCTTAATGACCATCCAGTCAGTAGGCGCAAGCAATCCACCAGCCTGTGCTTTGATGGTGGCTTTCCACTGTGACTTTAGCCCCAGCGTGACAACCTGTACGCCGTTTTCCATAATAGGATTGCCATCAGTATCAACAGCGTTGACATCATCCAATGCCTTCGGCGTGTTGGCATCCCAGTAAAAACGATTGTCGAATGACGCTGGTGGGTCAACCCATACGAGGCCAGCCGCAACCTTCTCTGCATCAGACCATCTGCCCCACGATGTCGGGTGCTGGATGCCGTCAGCGTTCCGCCAAGCACGGCCTTCTCTGATTCGTTTTCCGTTATATGTCCACATTTTCGTCACCTCGCATTTGCAAATTTGAATGGCTGTTCACTGATAGATAGGAATATATATGAACCGCCTGAACGATTTATTCCAGTGTTTCCAGCTCTAGCCTTAAATCCATTACTAAGAATGTCCAGCGATGGATTGGTGGTTCCTTCGGCTTGATTAGAATTTGGAAACAATCTTTGTGATGCAACATTGTCTGGGTCACGGGCTGTGTCAAACAACTCCCAGCTATTTGTATTACCTGTTTCCTTAATCAGCAGAAATGAAGGTTTGTGTCCGGTGAAGACAAAAGTGCCATCTGTCGAACCATTGCCCGTGTATGACCCCACGCGACACAGATTTTCGGCGTTTGCGAAACAGTAGGCTATACGATTTTCACCACTAGCACCGCCATAAGTACCTACACTAAACACTGATGACGTTGGAGCAGTGTTATTCCAAAGACTGCTATCAGAGTTCCAAACATTCGTTAAGTTTAAGTAGATTCCACCATTTTCTGAACTACTAATTCCATCGTGATAAACAACCCAGTTATCCCCACCAGAACTACGGCGTTTGTACACAATAAATGAAGGCACGACTCCCAAACCGTGTCCCACTGTACCAGCCGCCCCAGCACCAGTAAAATCTACAATGCTAAACCAGTTCTGTTGGCTAGTAGCACCCACGCTCACTGTGCTGGCAATACTGCCATCAGTGTTGGATACGCCAGAGCCGTTGGCTTTCCAAGACCACCCTACAACAGCCTCACCGCTTTTATTGACATCATAACCATTACCGTCACCAACAGAAAAACCATCGCTGTCAAAAGACATAATAATGTTGGCTGTTCCTTCAGCATTAGTGGTATTTGATTGTAAGTATTTAGTGCCGCCACGAACAGCATCAGCCCAGTTAAAGCCAGAGATTGCTGGCCTTGATTTTGCAACAACAAGTGACGGCTGGAATCCCACGCCAGTGATTTGACGGTTATTCGTGTTATCACCAGTCCACAGAACCGTATTAAAATAATCCTCTGGCGTTTCATCGTTCAGCGTGTCGATAGCACCTGTTGGCAGATTGGCTGAACACAAGGATAAGAAACCAGACGGTGGGCTATAAAAAAAGTCGGCTACACCGTTCTCATCTTGGTTGCCGCCAGCAGTCTTATTACCAGCGAAGGTGCTATCCTGACCGTGATTGACCACAACTTCACGCCATCGACCAGCGTCATTGTTGATTGTATAGCCTGCCGGAAACCACGTTCTATCTGTATCAATGCCTGTAAATAATGCACCAGTGCCAGTTGCAGGATTGCCAGAGTTTGCCCAAGTACCATTAGCACCAAAGTATAAATTCCCATTGTCTGCGTCATAGGCAACCATATAAACGCCACTACTGTCGCCAGTAGGCACAGAGATAGTTCCTATGTTTGAGCCGTTATAATACCTTGCGCCACCAGTTACATCGTAACCATAGCTATTAGTGTTTTGGCCTACATAACCATTGCTGGTGCTGACAGGTACATTGTCATTTACAATGCCCGACAGAAGTGCTGGGGCATCACCACTTGAACCAGAGTTATACCACTCCCAGTACCACTTGCCAGATGTCATCCCCATAGTGCTTCTAGCGTGATTGTAGGCGGCAATATCAGCGTGACGTACTTCTAAATTACCTTCGGTGAATGTCATACCACCTAATGATGCTAAAGGATTATGGGTAGCAAAATTATTAGTTGGGCTATCCAGCACAACATCCGATGCGACTAAGTTGTTCACCGTCCAGTCATTTGTATTGCCACTAGTGTCATCGCCAATCGCCGCGCTGTCGCCAAACTGCAATCTAAAACCATTCGTGCCAAAGGTTAGGTCAGCCGTGTCCTTTGGTATCCAGATGCCAGACTTTAGCTCGCCGAATGAATCTGCTGTATATGCTGTTCCGTCTACAAAATTTACATCGGCTAAGTACATATCATAATGTTCATTAACATCGTCCCTACCCTTACCTATTTTAAGAGTAGTGCCACTTACCTGCCATTTCGGGATAAAATTTAATGACGGGTTAGTGCGAGGAGAAGATTGAATAGATGCAAGTTCTCCATTGATATAGACTTTAATTCTGTCAGCCGCAGTTGCATCTGTGCTGTCGTAACGAATAACTATATTATAAAAACTAGATGTATCTCTCAAAGCCGCTTCGGTACGCATAAATATATGAGCCGCACTTGAACCATTGTCTTGACTAATATGCAGAACGTGATCGTTGCCAGAGTAACGTGCAAAACCAATTCTAAAACCATCAACATTTGGAGTGCCACAAAAGAAAACTGTTCTGTAAGAACCGCTAGTGTCAGAAACGACATCGCACTTTTTAATCCAAAACGACCACGTTGCTTTTGTGCCTAGAGTTGGAGAAGAAGCCGTTCTATTTAAATAAGCAGAATCAGCCCTGTTGAAGCGTAGGGACTGCTCGATGGGGAAGTCGTAGAACTCACGACCAGATGAATACATCCATTGTTCTGAACCAACGATACTCATTATGCAAACGCCAGTTGTGGCGCACCCAGTAAGATTCTGCCTGATGCCGCAACCACATATGGCACAATGTCAGTAGCGGATGCCGTTGATGAAAGTGTTAAGCCAGCACCGCCAGCCGTTTCATAGTCAGTGCCTAGGCTAACTGTTCTGCCGCCAGTGCCATCCTGTATAAATACGATGAAGCCTGACTGACCAACCTGTTCTGTTGTGGGATTGTCTAGCGTGACATTGCCTGTAAGCGTCAGAACAAAGTTTTGATTAGCCCCGAAGTCTAGCGTGATGTTACCAGTGTTAGTTGCATCAGTGTCGGTTGTTGCAACGGCAGTGCCAGTGATTGTCACGCCTGTGCTGGTGGTTTCAAACTTAGTATTTCCAGCGTGGTGTAAATAAACAGCACCACCTGTAAAACCTCTTAGGTAATCATTACCAGACGCATCTTGTAGTTTGATTTGAGTTCCTTGAACAAGCAAATCTCCAGTTCCAGCATCTTTGATATAACTGTTAGAAGCATCATGATAAATCTGCAAGTCAGAGCCAGCACCGAAGATGGCCTTGTCGTCATCGCCGAAGTTGATGTTGCCTGTAACACTGCCACCAGTAGTAGCCAAGCCACCAAGGTTAGACAAAGCTGTTGACGCACTAGCAACATCAGATAAATTATTTGTCTTCAACAAAAATGACGCACCATTGGCATAAGCCTCATACCAAGCAGAGCCATCATAAACTTTCATTGCTTGCGTACTGCTATTGAAATATAACGCACCAGCTACAAGAGCATTGCCATCATTGTCCAAAGTTGGGTCACTTGCCTTAACGCCTAGATAGCGGTCGTCAAAGTTATCATATGCCGCCAACGCTGAGTCTCTTGCGCTTTCTGCCGCAGTCTTAGCAGATTCAGCCGCAGTAGCATTGCTAGCCGCATTTTGTATTGCGACAAGATTATCTGTAACATTTTGCATATTGGTCGTTTGACCAGCTACAGTCGTTACATTGGCTGAAACACCAGCAACAGTTGTGACGTTTGCCGCAATACCAGCAACAGTCTGAATAGCGTCTGTTGCGTCAGTACCATCTTCAATATCAGCAAGTGTAGCAATATCGGCAGATGCCGCAGATACGGTTTGAACATCTGTAATAGATGGGCCAGCTTCAACAGCACCAGTAGTTGCGTTGAACGCTAGAGTCTTACCCTTGCGTGTATTAACATCTGGAAGAACAAGGGAAACAGCAGAGTCATAATCTGTAAGTTGCAATGAACGATCTGCTTTATCAGATAAATCTGCCGCAATAGCAGTCAAGCGATCAAGTTCAGTATTTAGTGCATTAATTTGAAATGCCCCAGAAGCAGGAAAGTCAGTTGTTCTTTCAAGAGCAATGTCCCTTGTAATTACAACAGTTGAACCACCACTTGCACCAGTAACACTAATGCTAACAGAACCAGTAGATCCACTCCCACCCGATACAGTGTAATCTGTTGTGAGTGTTTTAAGTGTTCCGTCAACATATACGTTAAGATCAGCATCATCAAAAAACTCAAAGGTTACAGTAAAAGAAGTTTGTGTTACGCCCTCTGCGACAGCGTAAGAAACTCTTGGGTCATTATCTGCAATGTTAATAGTCATAACTATACATACCTCAATATAAGATAATTTTCAATTAATACCTGCCCTTTAGGGCATTGCCTAATCCATTAATTTCGTCTTTCAAAAACCACAAACGCATATAAGGCATTTGCCTTAGAAAATCTGCCGCACCCTCTCCATAGTTTCCTGTAACAAATTCTTTTACTGCTCGTCCTGTATCAACAGCCCAGCTAGGCCCAGCACCACCTATACCAGTAACAGCATCAAGATAATTTTGTTCCTGTGGAAATTTTGGGTTTACAATTCCAAGACCAATATTAGGACCACCCAACGCTAATGATGTGGTCATTGCTGTATAGAACAAATCAGAGTACAAAGAAGCAATACCAGAAGCATCAAAAGATCTAGCAATCTTATCTCCAATAGTCATTTTTTCAAGTTGCCAATCTTTATATTTTAATTCCATAGTCATATAACCTAGACCCATAGAAGCCATAACTACAGCAAGTCTATTCTTAACTTGACCTTGTGCAAATGCGGCAGTAACTTTGTTTGCGGCGGCAAAACTATAAGACATAAATTGAAACGGCAATCCAAGCAAACCGTTTTCTATTCTAGCGTACCCTTTAACTTTAACATCTTCTTGCATACCAAAGCGTCTAGCAATGTGTATTGGAATATAAAACACACCATCAACAGCAATAGGTTTATCTGCTGGCGTTCCCATTAGAATAGTATTCATAATTCCAGTATTCATAGCGGCACGATATGTATCTAATGTACTTTGCTTTGCTCCGTTCTCAAGCCATTTAGTGCTATTAGGTAAATATAAGCCGTTAGGTGTTTGCTCAATAACACCGTTATCAACTAACTTTTTAAGTTCAATAGCTTGTTTTGCATCAATGCCATATCTTGCAAGATAAGTTACTTCCATATCAGAAGCCTCGCCCTTAGTAAGTCTCATTGCGTAATCAATTAATGTATGACCACGAACAATGGCATCAAATTTTTTAAACACATTGGTAGCTGGTGCTAGCAAGTTAGCAATATGAAACTTGCTTACTGCGCCAGAAATAAATCCTTGGTTAAATATATTATTCTGAAGATATTCTGTGTGACGCATATGCGCATCGCCATTTAATATCTCAAGAATTTCACCAGCAAGACGACCTTCTTTAGCAGATAACCTTACTTTGCTATCACTCATAACGCCAAACAATCCCTTAAAGATTGTACCCATTTCATGTTCCATTAAAATCTTTGCCATATCTGGCAATGTAGCAAAACCAGCAGAACCAAGATAATTTAATTGAGCGGCGTTTTTTAATAGAGTTGCTGTATTTTGATCCCAACTGTGAGGATCGCGCAAAACAGTACCAGCAACTCTATCATATAAATGACGAGCATCTCTAAGATAAGCATTACGTTCTCTTAAAGACAATCCAGCACTAAACAAATCATCATCAACATCTTCAAGAACGTCATTAACATTTCTTCCAAACTTATTGTGAAACTCATAAATAGGGGCAGTTCTATTTGTATAGTTTCTCATAACTGCTATTGGATTTGTTTGAATAAAATCCACAACAAGTTTATTTGGAATATCAAGTTCTCTGTGTCTCAAATGTTTTGATCTGCCAGAACCATAATAAACTAAAGCTTCATCGCTTGGATCTTTTTTCCCAGTTATCGTGTCAATGGTTTCATTAACTCTTTTGTTAATAGCTACTGGGCTAGTGTCTAATGTTATAGTTTCATGCTTGTTTGTTTTAGGATTAAACCTAACAATAGTCGGGTTTTCTTTGTACCAATCAAATAATATTTTAGAAAACTTAGATTTTTCAGCTTCAATTTTTTCTAAGTTCCAGTATCTAGGATTAAAGACTTCTTCAAACTTTGGCATAAAATTTGTGTCTTTAACAAAAGCCAATTCATTTTGTACATCATCAAGTTTTTCTTGGAGTTTAGCTAAACGCTGTTGCTTATACTCAATAAACATTTGCCCTTTTTTATTTTTAAGGGCATCATCTATTTGTTTAGATACTTCACTAATTTGTTTATTATAATATTCAATTCTTTTTTGCAGACTTTTTGTACTACCAAGCAATCCAACTTCTTCTAATCTTGTTGACCAAGTTTCATAGTACCTGTCAATCAAAGCCATAGCTTCTGCCTCTGCTTCGCTAGAAGCTTTCTCACCCTTTATTCTTTTAATATTTACAGATTCAACCCATTCTTCGTAAGTACGCACCTCACTACCATCAAAATATCTTTGAACTTTTTGTGCGCGAGAACGAAGATTAAGATCTGGAAATGTTTCTTTCCCCATCTTGTATTCTTTTTGATACAAATTTTTAAGACCATCGTGAACAGATACCCATTCACCGTGTCTAGTTTGTGCCATAGAATATACAGACGGACTCATAGACAAACCAAACTTGTGCATATTAAGGACAAGTCCATTGTCACCAGCTATATCTAATATCGTTCTTTTAGCTGAATCAGTAATTCTTTTATTCATTAACTGACGCTTCATTGGCGTTGTAACAAATTCATAAAACCAAGAATCAGTCCAAAGATTTTTTGGCAATCCATACGCATCATCAATTTTTTTAGCAACTTCATCTTGTCTAAAGCGCATTGTTTTTTCATTTTCAAAAAGCTTTAGCTCTTCTTCTTTTTCAGAAATTTTATTTTTTGTATTATCTATACCGCGCTTTAATTGCTCTCGTTCTTTTGCGTATTGAGGTGCGTCAGGTAAACTATCTAAACTATTTTGCAAACCTTTCTGTACTTCTTTCAATCCCTTAATAGTTCTGGGCAAACCCTCGATTGAAGCATCAAGACTAATTTGATCTATTTGACTAAGTGGTCTGCCTGTTGTTGGATCTGGACGATACCTATTAATAATAGGAGCAAAGCTTAACTCTGAATTCCCAAGTGCTTCTTTAGTCTTAACAAAAGCAGATGCTCGTCTTGCGGCTGGTATAGATATTAAACCTCCTATAATAGCCCCTCCAGCCATTGCAGAGCCAATGTTCATAATTGGTTCATAAGGAGATGCCAGTGGATCAAAAGGTTGCCTAAGAGCTTCCTGACCAGCTTGAAGCGCACCAACAGATATGCCAGTGCGAAGCATTGATTTTCCTATGCCAACAGTAGGGCCGCCAAATGGCAGGGCAACAATATTAATAGGATCAAATAAACCAGCACCAAAGTTTGCAAGCATAGATGAGTTATACATAACAGATCTGCGTTCTATATTTGCATCAATAGCCGCTACTCTTGCGTCAAAATCTTCCTTGTTTGGCGCAAGAATTAATTCTGGAAACTGTTCATAACCTTCAATGTAATCAACTGGATTAAAATCTTTATCAACTGTTTGATCAACAGTAAATTGCCTATTTAGAAAATCCATTACAGGAGCATATTGATAGCCAATATTTGCAGATACAGTTTCTGCAAATGTAGGAGTATCATCTACAAGCTTCTTAGGAGTGTAGAAAACTTCTCTTCTGCTATAAAGATCAATACTCATTAATCAACACTCGGCTCATAAGCATCAAGAAGAATCTTTGCGGTGTATGGAGTTAACCAATCTTCATTAGAAGCATTAACAGCCTGACGCAAGTAATTAGCAAAATCAATTTGCTTTTTCTCTAATACTTTTGCAATACGATCTTCTTCCGCAAAACCAATTTGTTCTAAATCAGAATATTGAAATATCATCATCTTTGGAGCGGTTAAGCCAGCCTTCTTATCTTCGGCAGTTAATCCATCTGCTGACTCATAAATGTATGGTGAAAATTCACCAACTTCATTTTTAACAACCCCAATATAAACAGTGTTCTCAGTCATTCCTTTAACTTGAGAATCTGGATCAAGATACTGTGAATACCCAAAAGGCTCTCCAGCAATAGGCATTAAATAAATTCTTTCCTTTCCCTGTAAAGATTTTTGAACATCTTTTGTTGCTGGCACAGCTGGCATTCCACCAACAGAAAAAGCAAGATTATGTTTATTACCATCAACAAAATGACTAGACACAGAACCAATGTGCGCATTAATTCCTTGATCATCTAAGTATTTATTAAAGTTAGAAACAAATTGAGTTTTTGATTTTTTATCTTGACCTATTCTTTTGTTGCCAAAAGAAAATGTAGACACATCAGATGCTGGATTATAAGGATCAACAATTAAACCATCAGTCGGTTTATAATAACTTTCATAATAAACTCCAATAGCGTCAAACAATGTTTCGCTATCACCGCCAGCAGAAACGTGCAAATCAATATAAGGTGCAAAACGATTCAACAAATCTGATTGCACCCTATTGTCTTTAATACCGTAACGCAAAAATGCCGCTTTCATAATTATAGAGTTCATTTGATCGTTATTTGTGTTTGCAAAAGTTAACGGTTTTTTTAATATTGGCTTTAATTCTGCATTAATTATATTGCCATATCTGCTTTTTTTCTTAACCAAAAGAGCCTCTGGATCGGCAGATAACTCCCTTACATCAGATAAAACTTGTGGAAGATTAGATGTTCCTCTTATATTAACACCAGCTTCAATAGCTTTATACAAATTGTAATCATCAGGAGATAAACTTCTTTTAAGAATATTCCTAGACCTTCCAGTGCCATCAATCGTAGTATCAAGCTGGCGCATAGTATTAAATATGTTTGCTTGAATTCGTGGATCTAATTGTGTTTGTGTGCTTAAACGAAATGCGTCAATTAACTGTTTACTCATCAAACCAGTTCTGACCATATCAGAATTAATTTGAGCAGTGTTCTCTATATATTCTGGATTTAAATATACATTGCCACTTAGTATTGCTTTATTATTTTTTGCGTCTGTATATACATCATCAGGATTTGAATCGCTAATGTTTGGCATAACAAACATTTGATCAAACTGAGCGTGAGTATCTGTATCAGATGGGTTTGCTGTTCCTTGCATAATAGATTGTGTTTGTAAAACGCTTTTAACTTCTGTTATAGAATCAGAATACAATTGTGAAGACACATTAACTTTTTCTTGCAATTGATTAATTGCATATGTTCTGTCTTCACCAGCAAATTCCATATATTGTTTTATTGGCTGTTTTAAATTCTCAGGCAACAAATCATAGTTTTCCCCACCAGTAGTTAGCCATTGATTTATTGAATCAACTTCTGATGGACTAAATGTAATTGTTCTTGAACTTATTTGTTTACCTTCTGATGTCGTTAATGTTGCTGGCTCTCCTGCTTGAGCAATTCCATTTAACAAATTATTAATTAAAACGCCCTTATAAGCAGATTTTCTTCTCGCCTTTTTATCAGCAGTTTCTTTAAGGTCATTAACTTGATTGCTGTAATCTGTATATAAATTTGAAGCAACATCAAAAGCCTGTACTATATTGCCAGAAACAACTGCTTCTCGAACGGACTCTATGCTTTGCTGTTGAAAGTCTGGGCCAGTTTTTTCATCAAATTGAATAATATCAAGTTCTTCTTGTTTTCTTTCTAATTCATTTTTAACCTGTAGTTCCCTTGCTTCTCTATCCCTAATTGCTGGAATTGCTTGATTAATAGTTTGGCGTAAATCTTCGGCTATAAAAGGTAGTAAAAGACGTTTGCTACTTCCCTCATCATAAACTAACTCGCCAGTTTCTTCGTCAAGATATGTATCATTACCACTAATTTTAAGGCTCATAGCCTGTTCAATTAATGTTCTGTAAGGCAATGGCAAATTTTCAACACCATCACCATTAGACATCAACACTATTTTAGCCGCATACAAATCCTCTTCTGTTCCAGATTCATTTGTAATTGTGGCAAGTGCATTTTGAATAGCACCAGACAATGCTTTTATATTTTTTTCTCTTATAAGATTGAATGCTTCAGCATCGCCCATTAATAAAATATTATGAGCAATGTGCATATTCCCGTCTATTATTCCTTGAGCTTCCTCAAATGATTCATTGATTATAGCTTGACCAGCTTCAGTGCTTAATGAATCAGTATCAAATACATTTTGTGTAATCCCATCTGTAATTACTCTAAGATTATTATCAACAATTGAAATATTAGAGTTAATTGTATCTTGCTGTTTTCTTGCAACATCCTTTTGTAAAAAATTAGCTTTATAAGATCCAAGAAGTGAAGCACCCATAGCTTGAGTAAGTTCTTTAAATCTAGGATCTGTTTCATCAATCAGAGTTTGTATTTGTTCTGTTAAACCTAATTCAAACTTAGCGTATCCATCTCTATCATTTTCATAACGTGCAAAGTTTTGAGCGGCATAATTTTTAATATCTGTTTCAAGGCTAGCAACATAACGAGCTTCTATTGCTTCTTGATATGCGTTAGCCGCCGCAGTGCCAAATGAACTAGGGGCCTTTAAAATTTCTACTTCACCTGTTGCTGGATTTAATGTTTTGAATTTTGTTTCCGAAACAGTTCGAGCAAGATTAGTCCCTTTCTTTTGAGCTTCATCAATTAATTGCTTGTAAGAAGATTGAATTAAGCTATCAGCAAGTTCACCAATACCAGTTGTTACGCCAAAGGCATCAGCCCCTGCTCTTACAACTCCAGTAGGTTGAGTAACATACTGCCTTCTTTCTCTAATAACTGGCATTATTATTCCTCATCTGCTTTATATTCGTAATATCTAAACAAGCCGCTAGCAACAGCACCAGACGCACCAAGCAATGCCCCAGTCATAGCGTTCTTAGCGGTGCTTCTAGCTAAACCAATAGACATTTGAAGGTTGCCCATAGTTTGCATATGTTGGCTTTGTAAACGATCTACATCTTGACTAGCAAGCGTCCTTTGCTTTTCAAGAAAAGCTTTAACAGATCTATCGTTTGGATCACGCCCAAGTTTACTAAACAAAAAGGCTCTGTTAATTTTTTCATTAGCAAGTAACTCTTCGTTTCTGTCATTAGTGCGCTGAAGTGTAGCAAGTTTTTCTTGCTCCATTTGAATGCGATACTGCTGTTCCTGATATCTTGCTTGTCTCTTTGCCGCCTGACCCTGTTGCAGAGAAGACATAACGGACAAACCAGTACCAATAACTTGTAGTGCAATAGGAATCATTAGAATGAAACCTCCGCTATAAGGCCATTAACTTGCATCTTTAATGGCGCAGTTTGTGTAATAACAACCGTTGGATCTTTAGAATAGCCCAATAACCTAAACTCTTTCTTGCCAGTAACAGGGGTTCTGTCTTGGCTAAGATCATCACCAACCTGTCTAATAACTAATCTTTTGTTATTAACAGAAATTGACAATGTATTATAGAGATCTAATATTACTCTAGTAACTGAGCGTGGCTCACCTGTTAATGGGCCTGATGCTATCTGTGCATCAATAGGAAGTGTTTCTGCTTGGACATTAAAGTCATACCCAATCTCAGCAGAAGTTATAGACTCTACGGCAGATACATCTACTTCACCAGACGCGACTGTAAACTCACCAAGATAGTCGGTATCATCTACAACCTTAACTACTGCTCCATCTTCAAAATGAGAAGAAACATCAAACACCCCAGCAACACCAGTAAAAGTATCTGAGAAGTCCATATTAAGGTTGGAATCAAATTCCATAAGAATAAACTTATCTGTTCCAGCACCAGTGTCATATTGCCCAACAACAAAGACGCGATCATCAATTGTGCAAATAGAATGAAACTTACCTTCAGTAGTAAACTCAGACCAGCCAGCCCTTTGTTCTATTCTATTTGTAATGAATGTCGCAATTGTTCCATCATCATTTACCACAAAAGCATATGACTCAGGACGGTTAATAGCACCCCGAAGAATTGTCATTTGCTTTGGATTCTTAATCAAATGCGCTGACAAATTACTGATGCCAGTTGCAATATAGGCGGCTTCAGCATCTGAGTAAATATATTCTCTAATTACTGACCCAGTTTTCTGCACGAATATTGTCGCACCATCCAACACTTGAGGACGAACATAATCACTGCCAAATGGTGTCTGCCTTCTAATCTGTGCATTAGTTGGGGTTACTGGTTTGTCAGCAAAAGCTGGCACATACATTTCTGAGGTGCTAGTAAAGATCTGTAAGTCACGATTAGACACCAAATGTCTAACAGTATTAATCTCACCAATGCTAGCAGTAATATCTATAGCATCACTGTCTTCAGCATCACCAATATCAAAGTTAAAATAATCTGCTGTCTGGCTTGCCCAGATGCCGTCAGGCTGGGCTATAGTGCCGCCAAGCCACAATCTATTCTCATGGAACGTAATGGCGGCTGGGTAGCCTCTGAGAGCCGAATAAGACTGTTCTTCCCATTGACTAGTTGGGGCATGAGTAATAATCTTTGGACTGCCACCGCCAACAGTAGAACTATTAGCGGTAGATCCAGCACTTACTTCAAATACATTTTTATCAATAATGCCAGTAACTGTTCTTGTTCCGTTGATTTGATTTGCGGTAATACCACCTACACCACCAGCATCACTTATAGTAATTGAATCACCAACAGATAATCCATGCAACGCAAAAGTAATTTTAATAGTTGCAGATGAATCTGTTGTTTCAATTGCATCAGTATCAAGATGCACTAACAACTCATCTCTAATATTGCCTGTTGCTTGAGTAGCAGACTGCACAGAAGTAATTTCAATTTCATTCTTGTGGTATCTAAGTGTAACACCAACGTGCAAAGAATCTAAATAATTTCCACCAGTTTGCGTTCCAGTAGTATCAAAGTAATTTCCGCTTGTTGTAATAGTAATCCCAGTACCAGTAGAAGCTGATGGGTCAAGGGTCATTGCTGTAGGATGAAAACTATAATAAGGCTGAAGAATGCCGTACCCATCAACTGATTCATCAAAGGTCATTGTTTCCACTTGAAAGTCTGTAAGACTTGTTCTTACAAGTTTTCTGACCATAAAAGTTTGGTGCGCAATAAACATTACATCACCAGACTGAGCATAATTCAATTCTTTTAAAATACTATCAGTAAACGGAAGTGAATTAGAATCCACATCTTGAGTAATGGTCGAGGTTAAAGAAACAGCACCAGTGCTAGGATCAATAATAAAAACCCTAATCTTTTCATTTTCAAGAGAAACAATATATCTTTCATCATCAGAAAAAATATACGGAACAAGCTTGTGCTGAAATAATTTAGATGAATCTACTGTTGTGTCAAACTCATAAATGCGCCGAGTACCATAACGTTTTAGCAAGCCGCCTTCATTCCTAAGAAAGAAGTTTTCTACTCTCTTAGCCGCCGCACGATAGATATTCGTATCAGTCCTTGATAGAAGCGAAGGGCTGATCTCTCCAAACTGAAAGTTACTGAGAGGAACGCTAACCCTTGCCATTAACTACGCCTTTCAGTAATGAACCTTGAAGTAACGAGTTTGCGTGTGGTTTGTTGCTGGCTATCCAAGTTCCTTGCTTTAGCCATAGTAACTTGTGCTTGACCAGCCATAATATCAGCTAGTGCTGAGTTCCTAGCAATAGAAGTAGCGAATACAATAGCAAGGGAATAAACTACTGCAATTGTAAAATAAGAAGGCCAGTCTTCCTCACCAGATCTGTATGTATAGTCAGCAACTAATGTATCATTGTCAGAGGTATCGGCGTAAACTTTATTGCCATAAGTTTGATACTCAATCAAATTATCATTAACAGTTACGGCATGAAGCATTAATATATCATTTGGAAGTTGATAAGCTTTATTAAAACGCCCAGTTGGTGCGTCACTTAATCTGTTTAATACAGCTTGATTAGTTGCAAAACGCCAACGAGTATTAACAAGTGCCGCCCTTGCAACATCTTCATACATATTAACAGCAACCAGAGCCTCTGTGTTGCCGTCCTCAAAAGAAGTAATAGGTTCTGCGCCGACAAGAATTAATGCTCGGCTACAAATATCAATGGGTGAATTAGCAGTAGTGCTAGTTAATGCCATGAAAGTCGAGGGGGCTTTCGCCCCCTCTCCCTAATTTAGTCAGTATCAGTGACTGTAATTGCAGTGCCGTCAGCAATATCCACTGTGCTACCATCATTGGAAAGCACAACAGAAATGCCAAGAGTAGGTGCATTGTTATCGTAAACAAAAACAACATCGCCAACATTCATCATGCCAGCCGCTTCGTTAAAATAACCTGATGCACGAACAACAGACAAAGCATCAACAGAGGAGTAGAACCACACATTGTAGCCCCCACCGCCACTCATACGAGTTAGTCCAGATGAACCATAAGCCATAGTTTATCCCTCCTAGTTATTGTCGAGGACTTCATAGATACCGTTGTTGTCAATAACAACAGCACCCATGGACATCATCGAGGTTGCAAGATGAGATACACGCTCTGGAACATAGTTAAGTTCCGTTGAAACGTCTGCACCAATTCCAAGACCAACAGAGCTTGTGTGGTAAGCAATGTTCTTACCAGCCGTTACTGCTGAAGTTGAGAAGATCTTGAATCCAAGAAATTCCTTCATGGTCATGCCGCCAGCATAAGGAAGATTCTGATCGCCTACAAAGTCGCTTGAAGCAAACTCAGTAATAGCAAAAAGATCTGCATAGCCAGCAGGGTGCATAGCTAGATAGCGTCCACCGTCTTCTGGAATGTCTGCCGCACCAAAGGTTTCGAACAGAGTAAGAAGATCAGCTTTAACCAATGCGCCACCTGTATCTGCAATTTGAGTGGCGTTTGCGCCAGCGTCCATTGCAGTAATGAGGATCTCATCGGTTTTACGACCAAGAGCGGCGGCTGAAGATTTAGCTACAGCTTGACGCTCATCAATGTTGGTCTTCAGTTCATCTAGCTTGTCGATGTACTCAGCCGCATAGTAGTCAGCCATAGTAGCTTCGACATTGGTATGTGCCAATTCCATAGGAGTGACCATGCCATTGCGTGATTTAGTAGATGCAGTTCCTGTTCCGATCTTTTGAAAACGAACAGTGTTTCCGCGCACGTTGCTTACAGTACGAACAGTGTTCCGAAGCTTGGAACCCATACGCTGATAAGCCATATGCACTTCTGACTCAAACTGCTTGATAAAAGCGGTATCAATAGTATTCGCCATTATCCAGTCCTTTCAGTAGTTAAGGTTACGTTGTCCTCGGTTGTCTGCTCGTCATCTCACAGTGATTATCCTTTCGGGTCACTCAATGGGTTACAGGCCGTGTATATAGATTAATAACATTATTTTTTTGTTTTGCATAGCGACTAAATGCAAGCATTAAATGACCGTTAAAACTGTGAAACCCTTCATGAAACTGAAAGCCACACCAGCCTAACCAGTTAATTGTTTCCGCATGATCTAGTGGTACAATATTCCCAATAACCTCAAAGTTGCCTTGAAGAAGATTAACAACTTCTTTACAACCCCTTAGAAAAGAAATCTTATTGTTGTTTATGTCTTGAGTACCAAGCATCCAAACACTCCCATTGTTGTGTTCGGTAGGCACTGTCCCACACATTGCAATCGGTTCATCATCCAAGCAGATGCTGTAAGTTTTTGCAAAGGGATCTTCAAATGGCTCAGACAATGCTTCTTCTGGAGTAACACCAAAGATAAAACATTCTCTAGCATCGTTAAACCTAAGCTTGTCTTTTATTTTTTGTACATCAGTGATGGCGGCATCTCTAAGAGATAACCGCCCCACCTCGACATAATTAAGACTAGCCATAAATCTTACGGAAGCCTTCTTCGACTTGGCGCACAAAGTTCGCATCGCGCTTTACTGGGTTGTGATATCTGTCGTCAAGCATCATTTGTTGCAACTCTGTTTCATTAATTTGAGCAACAGGTTGACTTATTGAATTTGGAGATTGTTGTTGTAAGTTTTCCATAATAAACTCTAATGCTTGAACACCTTCTGCTGTTTCACACATCCGCTCAACGGCAGTCATATGTTCTTGTGGAAAGAATTGATTTGCAAATAAGCTAACAGATTCAATCCTAGCGTTTGCATTATCACCAAGCTTTCCAACTTCAGCATCATAGTCTGGTACGTCTGAATTTACAGCATCCATGTAAATCTTAATGCCTTCAGCAAATTCGTCTTGGCTCATGCCGTTTTCAAAAGCATGATCAGCCCACCAGTTAAGAAGGGGATTCTCTGGTGCTAACGCTTCATCAATTCCTTCAGGGAGGATATAATCCCCTTTATCTGCTGGACGATTTGCGTAAGCTTCCTTTTCAATTTCTTCCATAAAAGATTTACGGAAATCCTCTTCCTTCTGACCCAATTTAGATTCCAAAGATGAGTAAGCACTTGCTAAATCCTCTGCTGTTGTAAATTTTTCTGGTAGCCACTCTGGTCTTTCAACTGATGCTGATGACTCTTGAGCAACTTCTTCTTGCATTACTTCGGCATTTGATTCCTGATTATCCATTTGATTTTACCTTATGTCCTGATGCAATTCGTTTTTCAATAAGGGCAACAAGAAACCTCATCCCCTCTAAGTGGCGCAACTCTGCATCACTAATGTTAGCCCCACTTACTGCCTCTATAGTTACTGAACGCAAATAACGCAAGATCTCTTGTCCTGTTGGTGTAGAGAACAAGCTTGCAAAGTTTTGATTTATTTTGTCGTCTTCTTGTTTATTTCTGGTAAAGCCATCAATGCTAATAAAATTAGGCTTGCTCATCAGGCATCATCCCCTGTTGCATCATTTGTTGTTGTTGAGCATATTGCTGTGCGGCGGCAACAATCTGCTGTCGCTCTTCAAGATCACGAATAAGTTTGTCTGGAACACCAAACTTCTTAGCTAAGTAAGCCGCAGTTTCCTCAGAGTTAATCAAAAGATTGGTAATCTCTGGCCCAAATCTACCTTGCACAAGCTCAAGGAATCGCGCAACCGAAGTAATATCTTCATTCGCCTGAGCCTGTGCAAGAGGGGAAACTGATCTAACTTTAACTTCTCTGCCATTAATTGTTGGCAATTCAATACGCCCTTGCTTCTTGAGAATATAAACTACACGTTGAAGAACAGGCTGTACCAACTCAGCTTGGAGTCTTCCAAAAGCACTACCAATCCTTCGTGACAAGTCGGCCATACGTTCTGCAACCTCTGTTGCAGTTGCTGGAGTTCTGTCAGGATTACCAAGCATATCATTATACAAAGCCCTTTTAATGTTAAGGCGCATATCTGATAGCACCAGATTTGCAACATCAAAAGAACCAGCCGCACGAATTGGCTCTAGGCCACGGCTATTAGGGGCTTTTGGAATGACAGTTCCAGGGACTAAGTTAATAGTATCGGGATTAACTACGCCGTCATCTTCCATTTGGTAGATGCCAGAGATAGCCATCTGTGCATTCTCAAGAATAAGTTCAATGGTAAGATTAGTTGTTTTAATTGCTGATAGAGCATTGATAAGTGGGCCACGCCCATAGATCTCACCAGCACACTTAGACCAACGGAAAGGAACATAAGGATTAGAACCAACGCCCCTGTATTGTTCTTGTACCAGCACATCGCCAGTCTGCATTTCAATAGCATAAAATAAATGCGCTTCTTCATTCTTTTTTGAATAATCACGGCAAACAACTTCCAACACAGTACACTTGCTATTTGGTGAGGTTTGCGCCATTGTTTTTAGTTTGTCTGAGATAATAGCTTTTGGATAAAGAATATTAATTTCATTTGCCCTAACCTTACGCTCACGATAAACGTGGTCGATGCGGTCATCAGGGCCAACATCCAGCACAACGTGCGGCAAAGGAATAGCTGAGAAGTTGACAGGATTAATAGCATTGCCTTCTGATATATGAAGAACACCTGTGCCAACAGCTAAATCTAAAAAGGATTCATGTATTTCCTGACCGAAGTTAGAGTTTTGAATTACCTCAAACACATAGTCAGTTACTTCATCAAGGTCATTGTCAACAGCATCTCTTTGTTCTGGTGGTACTTCACTTCCAGAAGTAAAGTCAGCCCATCGTGCAAAGTTAGGAACAAGACCTTGTTGCAAGCGTGAAGCAAACTCTTGAACACCAACAACAGCAGTCTCATCAAAGATCTTATCGTCACGCCTCTGACCAATAGCCTCAGCATAAAAAGATTCTCTTTGCGGCAGAGCGTATTCATAACACTCTTCAAACAAAGGAATAAAGTTTTCCCTTAATGTTTTGGCGGCTTGATACTTTGCAATATACATCTTAGCAATGTTAGATGTATTTTGCGGAAGAGGTAAATCATTAGATACAATCATTTTTTATACTCGTTGTAAAAGCCCATGCCGCCGCCACTGCTTGTAATTAAGGAACGCCTACCAGTGCCGCCTCTAATTCCAGATACTCTACGCTCAAGAGCCTCTTGTCTTATAGCCTTACGCTCTGCTTCAGCTTTTGCAGTATCTTCTTCTCTTTGTGCTTTAACAGCAGGATCTTCTGCTGGTGGTTTTGAGCCGCCAAAAATACACATAATTACCTCACATTCTAGCCCACAAGCCCTGCCGTCTTGACCTTTTAGGGCTACGATCAAAAACATCAAAGCCTTTCTTTGCGTTAAAAGCAGAGAGTGGCTTTTGATTACTCATCAATTGTCTTCCTTCTCCAGCACCTAGCATAAGATACTGCAAAGCATCATGAACATGAGAATACATATTTTTTTCTGGTTTGTCATCAAACCTTTCACCAGATACCTGTAACCTCTTGTAAGAGTACCCACCCTCAAATCCTTTAATCAAAGTTGGGCAACGCCTATCAATCAAGAATGCTGGTTTACCTTCTACCATTTTATTGAGGCAAGAGCTAACAGATTCTAATCTAAGATCAACAGAGTTACTAGGTGCTGGCGTTGCTCTTAACCCAGCCCCTCTTAATATCTGAAACGGCGTTGACTCATCTGTTTGTGCGCGGAAGTCACCAGCAGGGTCGCCATAAATATGCACATCAAGATTAGCAAAGCGTGTTGCAATCTCTTGTCTAAGCATCTCAGCAAATCTAACAATGCCCATATCAATCGCAACAATTTCAGATTGAATAAGCCAACGCCCTCGAACCTTTTGCCCAAAGACAGCCGCAGGAGTTAATCCAAAGTCAATACCAATATACAATGGAACGCCATCAGCAATTGGTATTTCTTCTTTTGCAATGTGAGTGTCAGCAACAAAACTAGGATACACAGGCTTACCCTCTTGAATAGTGCCGAGTCTATTCATTACATAGACATCAATCCAACTCTTTGTCTTACCACGAATAAGATTTGGATAATAGGTTTGAAGCATATGTTTTTTGTTTTCAGCAGACTTGTTTGGCACATAATCTAAAATGCCACCATCCTCATCAGTCTCCTCTATCATCCCTGCTGGTTGAACATAGAAGTTCCAGTTGTCAGGCTTAACAAGCATTCTTGCTTGCTCAATAGGAATGTGATCGGGAATAGGAACTTCGCCAGACATAATAGGCCACCAGTGATCTTCTTCTGGTGCGTTGGTATCTGCAATAACACCAGACCAACTAGGGCCGCCCTCTCTCATAGAGGGGAAACGACCAACACGCATAGTACACGCATCAATAATTGACTTGGGGACTTCCCTTGCCTCGTTAATCCAAATGCCAGTTAATTCAAGAGACAAAAGTTTCTTGACATCTTCTGGTCTATCAAGGGCAAGGAAGATAACCTCAAGATCAATGTCAGCTTTTTTAATGTGGTGAGTATAAGGAACAGACCAGTGAAACTTACCCCAGTCGTTCTCAGGAAACCAGTCAAGCCAAGTCTTAATGGTGGTTGTTCTAAGCTGTGGGTTGGTATTTCTTATGATAGCCCATCGACTACGGCGAATACCATCAGCATTCTTTTGTTGTTGCAAAGCGCGGCGAAAGACCTCGATGCAACAACCTACTGACTTTCCAGAACCAACTGGGCCACGAATACCCCGAAAGAACGAATCATCTTTAAGAAACGATTTAAGAACTTCGCCATCTGGTTTATACTTAAAGTTGGTCAACCCTGTGATCCGTTCCGAACTTAATCATACGTTCAACAACCTCAGGGCCAATAACGGAAATAACTTTGTCAGCCTCTCGGTCTGTGCAAAACTCTTCTGGATGGTGAGCAAGGTGTACCTTCTTTACTATTGTGCGAAGCATATCTCGCTCTTTGCTATTAAGTGTGTGTAAGAAACTCATCGGTATTGCTTTGTCTTTTTAGCCACATCTTCTGGCTGTTTAGCAAATTGTTTACCCTTGCGCAAGGCGGCGCGTTTAGCGCGAGTGCTTCTTGTATATTCTTCAGAAGACAAACCTTTAATAGCTTTCTCAGGAAGGTAACGCTCACCTGTTGCCTTAGGGCCTTGGGTGCTAGGTTTGCCAGACTTTGTGCGCCACTTCTGTTTTGTCCAAGCGCGAAGAGATTTCTGTGAAGGTGCGAGTGCCATTAATTCATACTGCCCTTAAATCTTTTGTAATAACTATTAATAGAATTAAAATCCATTTGACCCGCCTTACTTTCACTCAAACCTTTACTACTTAGATAGTCAATAAAAGATTGAGCCTCAGAACCTGATAGGCTACTAATCAAATCCTTACCCAACAAAAAAGAACCCATATCAAGGTTGTTACTACTGGTTTTTTTAATAAGTGTTTTGCTTTTAAATTTCTTAGGCTGTTTCATTATACATTTATACCATTACTAAGGGGATGTATATTCGTATATTTACGAAGTATAGCCGCCACCAGCTTTCTTGTACAACATAGCAAGGCGTTGTGCTTTCCTTGCTGACCATTGCCCAGCCTTGCCACCCTTGGCTTCAGCCTTGACCTTTTCAAACAAACGCTTGCGCATAACAGGTTTGGTATAGTTTCCAGCCGCATTAACCGCCATCTTGAATCCTCGGAGTCAACTTCTTCTTGCCCTTCGTAGAACGGCGTGTCGCTGGATAATCATGTTTCTTCTCAACAACAGGTGCTGGCTCTTCAGCAACCTTTAGCACTCTAACGGAGTCAGGCGTAAATGTTGCACCAGTCATCAACCGACCATCAGGAAGCTTGACAACTGGGCCTTGGTACACCTTGCCATCGCGTGTATGGTACATCATGCCTTTGCCTTCATAATCTTTTTCTTCAAAGCATCAGGCAATGTCTTCTGCTTTCCAGTTAAAAGAGTCTTCTTCTTTGGTGGGCGACCCACCTTTGAACCATAAGTTCCTTTTCCCATAGGCATTATTTATCTCCTTCTTTGTTGCTTAAACCATTCAATAGCTAATCTTTTGATTTCTTTTTGATAGGCATTCTTAGTGCCAAAAAACGGACTTTGAGGGGAAGACATTGGACCTTGTTCATGTAAATCCATTCTTAAATCATCTTGCGCATCCTCTGGCATTAAATCAAAAAGCCCGACCTTAGTGATTTTTGGCGACTTAATATTAGGATCTTTATCTTTAATTGCTTTAGCAAGATCCTTTTTAATTTTAATAAGCGATGGCCCTTTCATTAGGCTTTCCTTTCTTTGGTCTTCTGGTAACGCTTCAATAAACTACGCCCCCTAGAAACAGCAGAGGCTTTGTCACCAGAGTGACCCCATGCTTCCAGAGATAACTTCAAACGTGTCTTGCGACCCTTCTCGTCCTTCAATGGGCCTTTTGATGATCCCATCCGAACTAGGAAGCTTCCCTTC